ACTAGTAAGGGCTTGACACCTATATTACTGTTAATGTTCAGTTCTAGATTAGGTAACGGATTAACTTCTAAGTCGTCTAATAACTTCCATGTACTTTGCTGCAATAATGGTTCACCTCCAGTAATACGCAAAATTGTTAATGTTTTACTTACAGTGGGCCACCATTTCCACCATGCTTCAACATAAGGGTTAGTTTCTTCTTCATATGTGGTAAACCAATCTATATCATTTCGATGGTTCTTAACCATAGTATATGGACCGTGGTCTTTAATTTCTTTGTGATATGAGCTACTGTGCTTAGGGTGACAATAACCGCATTTAAAATTACATTCGTTTCCAAAGCTAATTTCAATATACTGCGGATTAATGTTTTGATCCCAATCACCGTCTTTAATTTGTTGGTAGCGCTCGGGAGTATATATTGTGCTATTTCGTTCTTTACGATCACTAATGTAATCTTCCCCCATGGCTTCAATGTTCCAGCAGTAATTGCAGCCAGATGGCTTGCCACCATTAAGCATTTCTAATCGTTCATGCTTCTTTTGCTCAGTATTGTGCAGAGCACTTGGATCAATAATAATCTCATCCATTGGAATCTTGTGTGGGGCAGGATGATAGCAACTATGTGTTTCGCCTGTTTGCAAATAGATAGTAGTGTGATGCCACTTAGCCATACAGAATGTAGGACTGATCTCGTTCATAATAGGTATGAACTTTTGTATTCTTGCCTTATCGTCCATTAAACTGTTCCTCTAACCATTCAAAGTCGTTAATCTTCTTTAGTGCTTCTAGATTTGTTTTATTGGCAAGCCCATATTCGCGGCCTTCTTTTGCACCGCCGGTGGCATATTCATTTCCAACAGTACACCAGGTATCTAATCGCTTCTGCGTTTCTTCGTCATTTTGCCGATCAATAACACGGCTAGCAAGTTTACAACATTCTCTAAATGCCGACTTCCATGTATTGAAGGGATCCGTATTAAATGCTGTAATATTTGAAATACGCTGCATGGGTTTAAACAACTTAGAAATACTAGTTGTCATATCTGGCTTACTAAGATCCATGTCAATAGTAAGCTGTCTCGGTAATAGCTTAACTCCGCCGTACCCGTATACTAGTCCGTTAATAGGATTTAAACTTTGCCATACATGGACAGTATTTTTTGCATTAAAATCGTAATAAGGTATTTGATAATCAAAGTCGAACGTGTCAACAATCTGTGCATCAGCATCAACAACATAAAACATTTCAGTCTCACATTGCTTTGCAGCTTCTATATGTGCTTGATGTATGCCCTTTACTCCCTTAATGTGATACACATTGTGGCCGGGTGCATTTAATTTGCGGTAGTTATCTTCGGCAAACAATTCGTTATATGAGATAAATGCAATGTCAAAAGGTCTAGGATAGCTTGCAGCAATATCTATCTCTTTCTTTTTTGTAAAGAACCTATAATCCCATTCACGTTGTAGTATACGTGCGTTCTTAGGAAAGATACAAATACCATCGTAGTAGTCCCCGTTCTTAAAAACGTGTACATATTCTTTGTCCCACTTTGGTACACGGTAATCAAAAGGAAAATCTGTCACTAACAGATAGTCCCAGACTACCCAAAACATTTTTGTAAATGCCTTAGATTTTACTTCTTCAAATGTTTTTACATTTTCTAATTTTTGTGCGTTAGGAAATTTATGTTTGAATGACACCCAAACACCTTCATTAATTTTTCCTTTGCCGACTAGAAAAATATCATACATTGTCTGGCATTCTGTAGTAGGTTAGACCTAGGTTAATTGTTTCTTCATAAAGGTCTAAAGTATACTTACTCTGTCTTGCATCTAACCAAGGCCAATCAAAGCCTAGTTGATGTTTAATTTTTACACCAAGATCTTGAGCTTCTTCTTTTACAAACGTATGGTTAACATTTTTTTCATAAATGTCATGCAATACATCAAAGTCTCGAACATCGATGTAGTTCCAGTCTGTGCAGTTAGTCATCCATGTTCCCATACGTGCGCCAAGGATTGCATACATACCATTTTCTTCGTGAGCGCCAACGGTAGACCACATTCGCAATCTGTGAATATTGTGCCACCAAATTCGTTCTTTGATTTCCTGCGGCGGAACTTTAACTCCGTCTAACAAGGTCATCTTTACTCCCTCTCGGAATCCTGCTCTCCAAGACTGAAATGGGCTTCCGGTGATAATGCTATCACTGTATATACGTGGAAAGTTTTTATACCCTTCTTCCCAACAAAAGTCAACCTGCCCACGATCACTGTTGCTGTTTTCATGGGTGCGCATATTAAGTACAAAATCTTTCTTCCATATTTTTAAGCCGCCGTTACCATAACGTAGGCCATTAATAACATTACGACCACACCAGCCATAGACTTGAATTGTGGGATCAGACATATCTAATTCTAGATTAAAGAATTCTGGATCAACAATGTTGTCAGCATCAACAGTAATAAACCATTCTGTTTCTGCTAGTTCTGCTGCTGCTTTGTGTGCATGATCGCTACCTTTAACTCCGTGAACACGCTTTGCCCAAGGCACTTTATTACACAGATCTGCATAATGAAGATCTGCATTAGGTTCGTCGTAGCTCAGAAATACTACATCAAATTCAATTACTTTCATTTATACTCGATTACATAATTTTTGAATAATCGTCTTGTGTAGACACTAAACTTTTTTGGAACTTCCAAATTATCAACTATAACTGAATTGCCCACAAGATCAGATACCTTCAATGATAACATATTATACAGTATATTAGGATCGTTGTAATCCGTTATTAGAAAATTCATTACCGTTTCGCCGTCCCAAAGAACTTTACGTTTTCCATTAAATTGATCAGATAAAGAAAAGGTTATTGAATTGGTAGATTTTTCAAACGTTAATAAAACGTCCGGAATGACATCAGTGTACTCAGTGCTGATAATTCTATGCAATACATCGTCTATCTTGAACATTGTCTTAATTTCGGCAATTTCAATAGTTCCATTTTGCATATCAACAAAGCATGAAGTTAGATTTATCTTTCCTTCTATAATTAATTCGGCAGTTTCTTTGTCAATAGAAACTTTATTTGTATCATTAACAAATGCGTGACTAGGACCCACGCTAATTACTTGTCCACTAGACACGTCATACAACGCCATAAATTCAACTTCTGGTAGAGTTTCAAACTCCATTAAGGTCTCCATAGAATTTCCTCCAAGATGTGAACTAGTTCCGTTGTCATTCTTTCTTTCTCAACATAGTGAATAATACCATGTTGTTGATAATTTCCAATTTTTATCTGTCCATCAGTGTTTAAATATAATCCCACATGATTGCTCCACGAGTCTGCAGGCCAAGGCCAGTTTTGTACCATTGGCTTCATATGGACGACTTGTGGAAAATCCAATTCGTATGCAATCTCATCAGCAATATCTAAAATTTTTGCACTAAGAGCAAATGCTTCATCTGTACCTACTACCTTTGGTTTATACTCAGACAAAAAATAATTCGAGTATTCAGTAGGATTCTTAATAATTGATCTGCCAAGAGTAAAGAACTCTTTAGCTAACTCTGACTTGCGTTTAAAGAACGTATAGAAACTATAAAGATTAGGTAGATTGTTTTTTGTAAATGTTCTGCGATAATAATCGTCAGTAACTACCTCGCCTCTGTAAGTATAAGACTTGTTAGCAACATACAGCTCAGAGTTCTCTATGAAGTATTCTGCCCAATGACTATAGTCTCTTGTAAACAGCATATCTGCATCTAAGCAAACTGTGTTTTCAAAAGGAGTTAGTTCGTCCATCCAACTTCTGCCATCCCAGAAAATTTCTTGATCCCATGGAATAACATGATCAAACACCCAAGCAGATTTAAATCCATCTAAGGCACTTGGATCATCAATCACTAATGCAACCTGGTCGTAACCTTCCTTTTGCGTATTCTTAATACTTAAAGCTAGTGCATAAGCAAGTTTAAGATAATCTGTTTGTTCGTGTGTTGCAACAAATATCAAATAACCAAATTTCATATTAACTCCAACAATGCTTCTGCATGTCTTACAACACTTTGTTTATTCATAATATGAATATCTTGATCTCTAATTGCAGCTGCACAATAATTTGAATTTAATTCTGGAGTTACAAGGAATGTTAGCTTACCAGTGTTATCAACAGAGTGCAATACATCTTTATCAATTGCTGTTAATAACGATGGCAAGCAAGGTGACAACTGCGTTTCAAATCCATCTAGAATATGTTTAGCAACGCTAAACGCAATATCATTCCTATATTGAGTTGTGTTGAATCTAAATAGATCGCCGTAGTATTGATAGTTGTCTTTAACAAATGATACCATTTCAAAAAATGCTTTGCTTCTTTCATTTTTTGTAAACATAACAGTAGTTGCCCAATACAAATGGACCCCAGTATCTGATACATATCTATCGTGATACCCTACTCGAGATGATCCGTAAATATCGTTAATTGCATCTGCAATTAAAATGTCTTCGTCGACATTCCAAAATTCGCCTAGTGTTTTTGAAAATATAAAATAATCGCTGTCTAATAACAACGTTCTATCGTATGGTGTTATATCCCAAGCATTGGACCTGTTAGCATTTACAAAGGGAACTGTTTTATTATTCTCTACACCGTCGTGAAGTTTGCGAGTATTGCCTGTAACAGGTTTTTCAACCTCGATAATTTTGTCAAATACTTCTATGGCTTTTTGATAAATTCCGGACTGCCGCATCCAAGCAATAGTCGTATTGTCAGTTGCTAACGAAACAGGTATAGCTAAATGTTTTTTAGCAAGTCCGCCTGAAATAATAGCCATTAACGCATAATCAATATCTCGATTGTTATGAGCGAATATTAGGGCGCCTTGTTTCATAGGTTTACTAATTTATCCACTGATCTAGATTTTTTAAGGGCTTGGTACTGCTCAAAGTATTCCAAGGTAGCAGTATAGTACCTATCTAAGATTTCATCTTTAAATGCAGGCAAATCATC